ATACAAACGGGAAAAAACATAAATCTTATCGGACGGACTAAAAACAGTCGGGCTGGGCTGGCCATACAAACCCATCACCCCGGGCTTGTTGAGAATATACCTGACTACCACATCCGCTCCAGTTGGATTATCGGCGGTGTAAATCTCTGGGTAGATGGCCACAAAATTATGGTCATCACTTCGAGCATTAAGGTAGGCAACCTCCCCTTTGGCCAATAGCCAGCCGTATAAACCATACATCACTCTGATCCCGCCACTCAACGGATCAAACGGCGGTGTCATAATGGAATAAAAGCGTCTCATATCACCCCGTAGCGTTCGCTGGTGCCATAAAGGCTCAAATAATTCATAAAATCAACCACCTTGGGGGGAAAGGGTAACTTGTCAAACTGCATTTTGGGCATTGCTCCACCGCCACGTGCCCAATGGTAACACACTACCCGCTCATTGCGGCACATCACCTTGCCACCCTCAAGGTAAAACTCCTTCTCACGATTAAGACTCTTACACCCGTAATAGTCCCTCTCCTTGTCAAAGATTTTCCGCTTCATCTTAGAAATATCGGGGTCATTGTACCAAATAAGGCTCAAAACACTATTCTCTTGAGCGGGGTACTGCATTGCCTTCTTGTTCTCTCTCTCCCAGACGTCCCAAAACAAGCGATTGCGTGAGGCGACCAACCCCGCCTGCACAAACATCTCCTCACTAACATTTTCAATACTCATATTCTCATAATCGTTGAAGTTCCAAGCCGCCCCGACTTCATAATCGTTAGCCAAGACTGCCTCCATCCGTCCCAAGACAATGCTGTCAGCGTCAATGTTTACCACCAAATCGTAGTGAGGAGCAAGAAGTTTAGCAAAAGTCGGCTTGCAGTTGTAAAAGTTGACCCCCTTCTCCTTGAAAATCCGATCAATAATGTCCTGGCGAAAGACAACTAACTCAATATCGTGATGAAACTTCTTAAATGATGAGATCAGCTTTGGCGTGCCAACGGGGTAGTAGTAGCGGTCATTGACGATGGTAAAAAAGACAACGGATTCTTTCATCTCACGCTCTCTCGGCAAGAAAAATAACGGCGCTTGAAGGATACCGCTTGCAACTATACCCCAGCGAAATTAAATGATTGACAATGTTAGGAAAATTAGGGAAGTGAAACTCGATCATCATTGACTTTATCTTGGGAGCAACATCAGCAAAAGCGGGAGCGCACAAAATACTCTCTTCTGCCCCCTCAACGTCAAACTTCATAAAGTCAACTACCCCGATCTTGTTTTCCTTAAAGAAGGTGTTGAAGGTTTGAGTTTTGACACTCACCCCTCCTTGGCCATAATCGTTGACTAGTGAATTACAAGTGAGATTGTTATTGAGACGGTGCAGTGTCATCTCTCCGTCTCGTGAGGCAATTGCCAAGTTAAAAATCTCTACGTTATCCCACTTGTTATAGGTTTTATTCTTTTGCAAGGCCTCGAAGTGGACAGGATCAGGCTCAATGGCGTAAACCTTGCCGTAATCTCGGAAGTATTGGGCGGTGCAACCAATGTTGGCCCCAACATCCACAATCACCTTGCCCTCTTGCCCTTCAAACGAGTGCATTACATCGTTGTAAACCCCCTCAAGGTAAATCTCCTTGTAAATATAAGGGAGATACAGGCTCTTAAAATCAACGTTGGGATAAAATAGGGCTTTTAGCATAACGTCCTTTGTCCCACCCTCACCATCTCTCTAATCGTCTCTAACAGGGTAAATTGCGGCTTCCACCCCAAAGCTCTCATTTTGTCCGAGTTGACCATCCAAACCTCACTCGCATATTGAGCATTAAATCTCGTTGCCTTGAGAATGTTCGCCTTTTGTTTTGTTAAATGCTCAACCATCTCCTTAACCGCCTCGTTAGAGGTCTGTATCCCCGTTCCCACGTTAAAAATCTCTCCTCGTCTGGTTTGGGCCTTATCCGCCAGTAATTCTAGGGCGGTACAAACATCCTTCACATTGATATAGTCGTGGTAGGCTTCAGGGGTAAACGGCATTGCCTCTCCAAACATACAGCTTCTAATCAAGGTGGGGATAAGGTGGATTGACTGCTCCCCGACTCCCGTGATCGAAGCGGGGCGGAAAACTACCGCAGGGGCGTTTCTTTGTCTCGCCCATGCCTGCACCAGATGAGTTGCTCCCGCTTTGGCCGCCCCGTAAAAACCAGTTGGCTCTAACACCATATCCTCGACCATCGCCGTAGTTTTATTGCCATACTCCGAGGTTGTCCCTGCAACCACAATGCCCCGACAATCCGTTCCCTCTATCGCTTGCAGGGTATTTAAGAGCTTAAAGACAACTGCCCGGTAAATCTCTTGAACGTCATCTTGGCCTCGCAAATTTCCATAAGCGGCCAGATAGTAGAGATGATAAGGCTCGTTGTCCTTAAAAAACTCGTGCATGCCGCCTACGCTCATCAGTGCTTCCACCGACAAAACCTTAACTTCCCGCTCCTTGCTCTCCAAATGCTCCCGCAGGTTACTACCAAGGAAGCCTCCCGCTCCGGCAATAATTTCTTTCACGCTTTTCTCCTTAACGAAAGGAAACTAGGCTTGCCGTTGGCGATCATCTCAGCCACCATCCCCTCAACCTCGCTTTTATCCTCTGGCCAGAATTGGACGATCTTGGGGAATTGAGCCAAAACCGCCTTGGCGTCCTCGCTCTGGTGGGTAAAGCCATCCTCGTCATATTCTCGGTCCCGCCCCGTCGCCACCAGTTTAACGGGTATCTCCTCGTGATCCACGTAGTTACGCAACCACTCATAGGGACGATAGAGAATAAAGTTAGTGATTGAAAAGACGAAAGGAATCTTGCCCTCCAAAGCCAGCCCGCACGCAATCCCCACGGCCGCCTGCTCGGCCGCTCCCGTGTTTAAGAATCGATCAGGGAAATCAGCAACGATTCGATCCCACATCTTGTAACCTAAATCGGCCGTTACCAACCAAACTCGACTGTCGGTTTGCATTGCATTATAGAGACAACCTGCAAAATAGCCCTTCATTGAGGGATAAAACTCGGTGGAACTAAGCCGTTCGGTCATTTTGTAATCTCCTCGTACTGCTCTTTATTCATAACAACGTAATGACCCGCCAAGCCCTGCACCCATTCGGGAAAGTTAAAAACGTTGCTTCTAATCACCATCGTTGGGTAAAAAGCGTTCAGCCTTGCTTCAAGATCATCAGCGTCAATCGGCCCCAAAGCGCCATGGCCGTTAGCCAAAACGGTTATTCTTAGATTCTCTAATTGTTGGTCTCTAGCAATCCGTAGCGCCTCCCATACCGATCCCTCGGCGCAAGCCCCGTCAGAAGTAAGAAGGTAAACGTTGCGCTGCCGATCAGCCAGAGCGATCCCAACAGCCAAGGTTTCTGCCTGTCCCAACGATCCACCCGTTACCCAAATCCCGTGTTCCACGTCTCTCGCTTGGTGGGTGCCGTGCTTCTCGTAAAGCTGTTGAGCATCGCCAAGACCACGCTTTTCCAAAACAGCATATAGGGCCATCGCGGCGTGGGCGTTGCCCAAAACAAAAACCTCGCTATCAGTCATCACGGAGTAGATCGAGGCAATAACATTAACCGCTTCCAAACTCGAGGAAAGGTGGGTGGCCTTGTTCTCGTAGGTCAGATCAACCACTCGCCGCTCGAGTTCGTTTAACATAAGAACATTATACTACTAGGAGCAATAGCCAATTACTTCGACTCTTTCTCCTCAAAAAACTCTTTGGCTCGACCGCAAGCCAACGGGCTCTGGATAATTTTTTTTATCCGCTCCAAAATATAAGCCCGTTCTCCAACAGTCAAATCGGGTTCGCTAGAAGCGTAAACCTTGGTTGTGATCTGATAAGCTTGATTTTTCTGCTCGGCAGTCAAAACCTCATCTCTAGCCGGAGAGTTTAGAGCCGTAAAAACAAGCGCTCGCCATGTTAAGGGAACGTCTTTACCCTTCTCATCCCGATCCAAGAGCGGCTCCCCGCTATAATTTAGGATGGGTTCAGTAATTTTGACCTTCACTCGTTATCACCTCCTAGCCCCCCCTATTATAACAAGTTTTTCACCATTTCACTAATTAGCTTTTGATGATACCTACTCACCATCTTGAGCGTCAGCAATAAAAGCGTCAATTGACTCGGCCTCCTCTTGGGCGTTAGCTAAAACTTTTGCTCGTCTCTCGATTAGCTCTTTGTGCGTGACCGACATCACCTCGTCTGGAAGTTGCACCACGTCTGCACCATCGAGTTCAAACTTTTTAATATAGACGGCGTAAGTTAAAGCACCCTCGTTCTCGACATTGGTTTTCTGAACCTTGTTAATCAGATCTTTTTCCTTAAATTTGCTATATTGTGCGAGATCAAACATTTTAATCACCCCCCTTCTGATTATATGTCGGATAATTTATACTCCCCGACCGTTTACGTCAATAGTCCCAACGATTGGAGCTTCGTCTCTAGTTCAGAAACTCTCGTCTGTAAATTAGCAATAACTTTTAGAACCGAATTTCCCTCGTCTTGAGTAACAAACCCATAAGGTGAAGTGTTTGTCAGGTTCTGAATTGCATAATCGGGTGTCCCAGGTTCGGTGTGGGTCAGAGTAGTTAATTGTGCTGTTAGGGCGGTGGGTCTTGTTACGGGGGTAACATTATAGAACGCGAGTTTATTGCCCAATATCTGAATGGCTTTCGTTTGCGTCCTGTCTGCCGTCCCGCTCGCTCCTGCCACGCATCCGTAAAGCTGAATACCGCTTTCCGCCGAACCAGTTGAAACACCGGGATAAAGAAGCAAATCCCCGCCCGCCTTATCTGTTGCCCCGCTCGTAGCCCCCCCTGCCTGAACTGTTAAAGTATTTCCTGCCGTGTTTGCTGTTGTATGCCTTTCCATCCAAAAAGTTCTCGCCGAATTGCCCCCTAAAGAAAGTAGGTTGGTTGGTGAGGTGGTCCCGATGCCGACGTTGCCGCTTGATAGAATCGTCATCCAGTCATTTCCGAATCGTAAATCATACGCATGATTGTATGTAGTTAGTGATAGCTTATTTACAGCGTCATACCAACTTAATCCGCCGTAATGTGTGGAGTCTAACCCAACAATGGCGCCCGCATTGGTTCCCTGAATATGCAATTGTTTAAGTGGCCCCGTTGTCCCGATGCCGACGTTGCCGTCTCTTGTGAATGCAACCCTATTGTAATCTATCCCGCCGTAGGTTGTATCAAAGAATAGATTTCCGTTGGAATCTCCAATTCTGAAACCCCACCTGTTGTAAGTTTGTGTTGTGTCCCTTAATAACAAATGAGCACTTGCTTCTGCGGGACTCGTGGAAGACCCTGTTTTTAGTATCTCTAACTTTGTGGCAGGACTCGTCGTCCCAATGCCGACGTTGCCTTGAATTATCATTGACGCTTCTCCTGGATTAGTCCCGACATAAGAAGGCCCCAAAGACAACCCACCTTGAGCACTTAACCTCATCCTTTCCGTCATTCCTACCAGCCCAGATATGGTTGTGTAGAAAGATAATGCTCCGTAAGCGTCTCCGCCATTTCTAATTGCGCCTATTCCCGCAACAACATTTTCAACAGCCGCATCGTCTTCGTTGGCAAAGAAAATTGTTGAACCAGCTCCGTCGCTCATATCACCAGTTGATTTCATTTTTGAAAACATAGTGCCATACCGAGTAGAGACAGCGCCCGTAAGATTTCTAATAAATTTACTAACAGGAAAGTCAGGGCCAGCAACTTCCAACTTTGCCCCCGGACTCGTTGTCCCGATGCCGACGTTGCCGCTGATTATCATTGACCCTGCACCTGGGTCTGTACCAATATAACTATTGCCCAAAGATAAACCACCATACGAACTAAGACGCATTTTCTCCGTCCCAGCCGCCGCCGTAGAAGTGCTCGTATAAAACTGATGCATGTAAGCATTAAATCTACTATATAAAGCGCTATCGGAGGTGTTGAAGAAATTTAAAGCAAGGGTACTACTCGCTGGTGCTGATGTGTAAAAACCCTGAGTTGCACTCTCTTGAACATCTAATTTACCACGAGGCCCCGTCGTCCCGATGCCGACTCTCGCATTAGTCGTGTCTATATTCAAGACATTAGTCGTTCCGTCCGCTTTGTTGAATTGAATAGCGGTTGTTGAGTCTGCAGAGGGGTAAATCTTGGGGGCCTTCAAACCAACACTAAAAAGAGGAGCGCCACTTGCAACCGTCTGGGGAGTAGTCTGATCAAGGAGAAGATAGCGGGAGTCTAAAAGAGTCGGATCAATCTTGAGATTGCCACTCGCATCGCAAGCGAGCCGCCGCAAAACAGAACCATCATAACCCACCAACTCGATAGCTAAAACTTGAAACTCCTCGTCAAACGAGTCATTAAAAATCCTCTGTTCTGTCTTGCTAATACTGGGGGAAATCATCGTTGGAGTCGTACTCATATTGCCACCCCCACCTTTCCGCTGCTATCAACCGCCACTCGCCGTAAAACACTAGCACTACTATCATAAGCCAAGGCCTCAATCGCAATGACATTAAAATCGGCATCCGATGTCGTGTTGAGGATAACCTGCTCTGACTTCTTGATTTCGGGTAAATTACTTCGATCGGGAATGCTCATAGGTTTCTTGTCTTAAATAAAAACTCGGCATAAGCCGCTATTTTGGCAATACGATTAACTGTTCGCTCTGTTTTATTAGCCCCTGCTTCCCCCTCAATTCCCCTCAAGGCCTCTCGCACCGCCGTGGCCGAATCATCTATCCTACCAACCTTAATTTGACTAATAAGGTACTCTTCGATTGTTTTAATCTCTCGACCAAATCCTCCATCCCGATCGTTCCAGTACTCATTCAGGCCAAAATAATCAGCTAAGTAGGGACGGCCCCTATCCTGCTCCCACACGGTAAAGGGCGGCTCAACATTAGTAACACTCGTCCCTGCCCCCTGCTTAGCGACGGGCTGATCGACTGGTTTTTCCCTAGTTGCCTCTCTTTTTGCCCTAAAAATGGTTGAATCAGTAGTTAGATCGGTCATTGCGGTATTCCGGATGGCAGTTAACCCACTCGTTAATATCTTTCACGTTATCGCTACGACCATTGCGCTGCTCCCGCACTAACGCCTCCCGCATACTGCGGATTTTGGGCGACTCGTGCATAATTCGTTTAGCCGCCAACGCCATCTGCTCCCGCACCTGTGGCGGGACTCGATGATAATTTGTTCTGATGTCGGCCAAATCGGCCTCTCTGGTCTTGTCCATAATCATCTCCTCATAAGTTGGGCGAAGTTATAAGGTCATCGCCCAACAGACGATTAAGCCGCTGTAAAGCGACAGGCTCGCACCCAATCGCTTCTTAACAACTTAGCCGTGTACACCCCTGCCCAAGAGATCAAGCTGATTCTCCCCGCTGGACTCCCAGAGTCAACAACGTTCGGAAGAATATATAACTTAGGCTGATCACCTTCAAGGTCAAAAACCCCAAAGGATTGATCACCGTGGACATAAGTGTAGTACACCGCCACGGTGGAAGCTGCTGTAGAGGTTGCCTCACAGTTTGCCTCCTCGTCTAGGTTATTCACCCATCTCACTTGGTACAACTCGCCCATCTCACCCATATAGAGGTCTTTCGTGTCGACATAAGTCTTAGCTGCGATCCATGTGGAATCGCCCAAAAGACTATACTTGGAGTATGGGTTCGTTTTTCCGATGAACGATCCATCGGCGTAAGGGAAAGCGTAGCTCAACTCTAACGATTTGGTAATCTCCCGAATTGCCGAAGCGGACAAAACATCCCCCGCGGCCATGGTTGCCACGGTGTGGCTATTGGGCCGGTAGGCGGTGCCGTTACGCAATTCAGTTCTCACCACTCGGTTCAGAGTTTGACCCATCGATTGTCCAGCGACTTCGACAAACTCCTTCTGCTTGCGGTCAATCGAAGTCAAAGCCAAAAACTTCGAGCTTCGGAAGGTTTTACCGTATTCAGCCAAAGTCATTGCGACTGTGGAAGCGGTAATGATACAAGCAGGCGGATTGCAAGACTCAGTTAAAGCCGTTGCATCGATCGCCGATGGATTCAAATAGGTGAAGTTCACCGTTTTCCCCTCGTTGGCTGCGCACGTTCTCATCTGGCCTCCCTCTTTGAGAACCAGTTTATACTGCGATCTCTCAAGGAAAACCTTCTCGTAGTACGTTTGCATTCCTGGCGATAAGGTTGTAGTTGTGTTATCGGTTGCCATTTTTTAATTCACGCTCCTTTCGGGCCAGTTGGCCGGTGCTAGGTCTAGGTGGAAACGATGCCATATTTGGCCTCTAACTCCTTAATCGTTAGTTCGCTATCCGGTTTCTCCTCTTGACGGATTTGTGTTGGCCGTTGAGCGGTCTGTGAGACTTGCCTAACTAAGTTCTCACTCGCCTTGCCAACTTCCTTCGTTACCGCCCCGTTAAAGGGTTTCATCAGCTTGTCAACAAACTGACGAACAGAAGCGGTGAATGGGTTTTTATGAATATACCCATTCACCGCTTCTGTTCGTC